GTCTTTTAATGTCTCTTTAATGTTCTTATCTTTGACTGGAATTTGAACGTCTGTACCATTGATGACTGCATGATAGTGGTTATTCAGAATCAAATCTGGATCAGACGCATTGGTTTTACTTGCTGCTGTTATTTCAGTAGTCAAAGAGGGTGAAGTATAGGAATCTGTAGTTGTAGTTGTTTTTGTTGTTCCTTCTTTATACCCTTTATCATACCCATAATGATAAATCATTGTTGTTGTTCCAATAAAGAAAATCATCAGAATAAGAACAATGAGTATATTTCTTTTGTTTATACCATTAAAATCAATCACTTTAGAATCACCTATTTTCATTCTCAATACTGTAATAAAGGATTTAGACCTTCGGTGTGTCACATTGAAAGGTCTAATAGTTTACACACATAGTGATTCACATGCTATACCTAGTGTAGGAAACATATATCTCTTATTTCATAGAGTTCCAAGTTACAGAAACAAGAGATACATGTATATAATATAGATTCCCTCAGTCCCCCTTTCTACGTGCCACAATTAGAACTTTGTATATATGTGCCACAATTAGGTTTTCTTTAGGTCTTTCCTAAACTAGAGTTGTCTTTTATATGAAACTTTCTCCGCTGTGTTTAGATCCTTTAACATTGCCAGTTTCACCTTGCTATAGTTCTCTCTGCCAACAGGTCTAGGGTTTGTCTGATTCAGTTCTGGAATATAGAAGATACCTCTGTCTGGGTCATCCCATTGTTCAAGTAATTCATCAAGCTGCTCATCCATCCCTGTTTGATAATCCCTATCCATAGAGTTAGCAAAGAACTCTACAGCCATAGTGACAGCATCCAGTCTATCATCATGAGCAAGTGCCCCTCTTTCATTGGTGAGACGTGTCATTTGATAGATTAAAGAATAGTTAGGACTAGATTCATACGTCTTATAGTCAGCAGTGATTACCCCTTTATTGACAATGAGCTTGTGTCTCATCATAACAGGTTCAAGGGTGTCTATAATACGCTGTTCCTTCTGTGCCTTACTTCTGATTTCTTCCAAAGCACATGGATAGATTCTGGTAAAGATAGGAGCAAGAAGTTTGCCAAACATACCATCACCAAAGTTAGATTCATAGACAACTGTGTTGACCTTCCAGAACTTAGCTTTGTTAGCCAGTGTCTCCAATGTGTTATCGCTGTAACCAGAGGTATAACCACCACTTTCCATCAAGAACAAATAGCCATTAAGGTATTTGATGATTGCATATGCTGTTTCATCCTTACCACGTCCAGATGGGTCAATAGCCATAACTGTTCCAGTGTATTCAGCTGTTTCTGGGGACTGCAAGAGAGGAGAATAGAAGTAGTCACCTTTAAGAGCAACAGACGCAATGTCTTTCCATCTCTTTGTAGGATCAGCAGTCCAAGACCATTTTAGACTAGCTTCATTCATGTCCAAATCCGCTACAATCAAGTCCTGGACTTTAAGTGGATACTTCTCTGCATCAGATAGATTCGTACTGAGCATGAACTGAAGAGCAAACCCAGCCTTACCATAAGACAGTTTACGCTTCTCAATTTCCTCTAGATTGAATCTATCAGGGTCTGTAGGTATGCACTTATCAGCATAAAACTCTGGGTCTGTATCATAAGAATCTGCGATAAAGGGGGCTAAATCATCCCCATATGCCTCTCTTTCTTCTGTAGATGCTGGATATAAGACAGGCCAGATGCATCTGCTATAACCACGTTTAGTTAATTCATTATAGAGACTCATTTCATTCTGAGGAGTTCCCAAATAAATGATTTTACCACCAGGTTTTAAGATTGCATCAAATTCCTTTACAGCCTCTCCTAGTTTATCCCTCTGTATCTGAGTGCCTGAATTTTTAGGTACTTCTACGTCATCAGCAATCAGAATGTCTGCACGAGAACCTGTAATCTGCCCTGTGATCCCTACAGACTTTACAGAAGGAGAAATATCAGGAACAGCAGGGCCGACATCAAATAGATTCTGGGTATCTCGCTGTCCTCGCTGTGTCTGTAAATGCTGCAAGAAAGGTATCAAGTAAATAATACGTTTAATAAAAATAGCATTCGCATCTGCTCTATGTTTAGATGCAGATACAACTAATACCTTTAATTGAGGGTCTTTCCAAAGCATCCAAACTGTGTAAGCACAAGTCAAAAAAGACTTTGCTACCCCACGGAAGCCCTCAATGATACTTCGGTCTGTAGGGGTGTTCATAAGGTACTTTGCAATATCATATTGGATAGGTGTAGGGTCTGGAAGACTAATAGATTTCCAGACAATGAACACAAAGATACGAAAGTCCTCATGCGCCCTTTTAATTTGATCTTCTGTCCAGCATGCTTCTGTAAAATCAGTTAAGTCGATCAATATCTACACCGTCTTTCACATCATCAAAAATGGGGATGCGCTGACGCTCAATCTGCTGCTGTATGTCTGCAACACCCTTAGTGCGAGGGGAGACAATCAAATCATTGTCTTTCAAGAATTTTCTTACACGGTCAAGGAAACGTGGGTCTTTCCGCATTTCTGGGTCAGCAAGCCCTTCACGGATCGCTTGTACTTCACCCTGTGCAATTTCATCCAAAAGTGCAGGATCAATTTCAAACATCTTCATCACCCCATCCATCATATCTATCAAGATCATTTGCTCTAATCGTAGACAGCACCTTGTCTGCATAGTCAGGGTCAGTGGCATAAATCGGTGCAAGAGTGCGTACAAAGTCTTCTACAGACCAAGTACTTTCCCATGCTTCTACAACTTCAGCATATTTGTAGTCTTCAGTAATAAGGATACACCAGTCTCTAATAGCTTCTTCCAGTGTTTCATAAGACTGGAATTTGTCATAGATGGTTACATAGTGCCCATTTTCATATTCAGTAGTCTGCTGTCGTACATAATTGCCCCAGCCATTCCATTTACGTCCAAAGTAGTTATACTGCCCAATGCAGTACCTACCCCAACCACTTTCAAGAATAGCCTGTGCAATGCATACAGACGCTGGAAGATTATATTCTGCACAGACATCACCAGCAGTATTTCCAATCATTTCAATAAATTCATCTGGGGTCATATGGGAATCTCCTTCCATTTTCTTTCTTTACTTCATCAGGCACCCCATCTTTGTCTGCATCATAAAGCCACCTACTAAGCAAAGTTATAGTGGCTGTCATCCCAATCACGACAATAATGAACTGTCTAAATTCTGGGATATTAGGGTGTCCTGTCATAATCCATTCATATGCTGTCATAGTCAAATAAATAAAAAGACAAAGAATTAAAAAATTGACATTGAACTTAATCAATGTCATGGATTCTTTGTCTCGTCTCTTTGGTTTGAATGTAGACAACACTTTAATTAGTTTTGATTTAAGTTGTCCCACATATCCTCCATACGTGCAATACGATCATTGTTGATACGATGTGCCATTTCCATAGCTGTCATCCTAGCATCTAATGCACGCCTGTCTGCTGCACTCATTTCTACTTCTCTTTTCAGTTCAGATAAAACCTTAGTGTTCATGTCTATCGTCTTCTGAATAGGTCGGATTACAAGATAATTGAACCCACTACTCACCAGTGTCGCGATGGTCAGAACAGAAACGATACTGTCTAAGAAGTTCATGCTTACCTCACACACACAAAAAAAAACAGCACTTATCTAGTGCTGTGCAAAATCATAATAAGTTGAATAATAAAAGAAATATGCCTACTATGGGAGAAACAACGAAAGAGAGAAATACAAAAACAATCATACATGCTCCTGCATATGATACGTCTTCTTTTTCTTCTACAATAGCAGCTGCAATGAAGAACGCAATAACAGCTAATGTTGCGATCATATTTATCCCTTCTTTCTGCCTATAGTATAGCATGTTTAATATAAATATAATAGGGAGTGCCAAAAGACACTCCCCACCATATTTAACTTACCACTAACTTATTATTAAGGAGTAGGGGTAGTTGTACCTGTAGGTGCCGGAACGATAAACGCCGGAACAGGAGCTGGGCGAAGTCTCTGAACGAGATCTGCCGTCTGTGCTGTCTGACTATTCAGGATGTTAGCTGTCATGAGCTGACGATCCCTTTCTTCCAGTTTAGCCTTCAGTTCTGCCATCTGGTATGCAGAGAACATTGCTCGGGTCTTCTCTCCATCCTCTTTGATAGCTTCTACGATGCTGCAAGTGTTTCTATACCCTTCTGTACGCACTGCATCAATGTTTCTGTTGGTCTCACAGCAGCACATCTGAGCAGACTGCTGGTTCTGACCAAGCTGCTGCATAAGACCAAAGTTGCCCTGCATGACAGTCTTCTCCAGACCATTGATACCATTCGTGAGAGCATAGGTGCTATTAGCCTGACCATAAGTCAGACCTCTCATCTGAGACATTTCATTGGAGTAATCAAAGCCCCTCTGAATGTCTGCCTGAGTTGCAGCATTCCCTTTGTTACCAAAGAGATTACCACCACCACCGAGTAATACGAATAACACGACTACCCACAACCATTCACTACCACCGAAACCACCGCCTGTCTTCTCATTCAGATTGAATACAGGCTGCACACCACTACTCATACCGTTCTCCATAAGATCACCATCCCTTTCATAAAAATAATGTGAGAACTGTATATATCAACTCTGCCGTACGCTCAGAGCTGAATACCAAACATAGCAAATTTCTGCTTTATATTGGAAATAAGAGGAGCGAGCTGTGTCTGAGGCATACCCTGTGTAGAAATCATGTTCATGACAACTTGCTGCATTTCTGCTGGGGTCTTACCCTGAAGCATAGTCATTGCCCTCTGGAAGCGTGGATCATTACCAATTAGTGACATAATAGCTGTTTCAATGTTAGCGTTCATTATGATTAGTCTCCTTTACCTTTAGCAATCAATGTATCTACTTTTTCTTCAAGTGTCTTTAACCTTTCATTCAGACTCTCTTCCTGTCCTTTTGCTTTTTCATATACTTCAATAACAGGAAGACCACTAAGATCAATGTACTTTACATAGACCCTGTTTTCTTTTTTAGAAATGAAGAAAGTTAGAGAGCCACAAGGGTCTACTCTAGCTCTCCTTACTTCCTCTACATCATTTACTTCACCTCCGAAGCTATTGATAGCTGGCGGTGTTGCTGGATAAGCGAACATGATAATCACCTTTCCTTTTGTTAATAATCATTTCTATCTGTGACATGTTTGTTAATTTCTGGAGACCAACTTATATATACAGAAGCATCGGGTTCCCCCAAGTAGGGTTCATCCTGCCAAGCAGTATCAAACCAAATTTCTCGATGATCGTTACAATATACCTCAACCTCGTAATCTATATCTTCATTTCCTTCTGTTGTGTCAATCTCTAGTGTATGTGTACTTCCCGGAGTTACACCCACATATTGTGTATCGTCATCCTCATAATTGATTTTAAGAACAGTTATTCCCATTGGAACCGTAAACTTTCCACCTTTGAAGAGTACAGTTCCTGTAGGGATAGCTCCCGCTCTTACCTGATAGATCACTCCAGCTTTATCTTTTGCATAGCATGGAACATCTCCATTACCTTTTCCCTGTTCCATCTTAACGTATGCCTGTTGCCCCTTAAACTTTATTTTAAGGTTCGGATAGGGACATTCATCTGTTGTCGTATAGGCATGAGCATCATACTGCACCCCAGCCTTTTTGACATGAAAAATTGCACCTAAGTCACTCATTCTATCCACAACTCACTTCCGTTAATAACAAGGTGTCCGTTGCTAATTACTGCAAAGCCACTATCATTAGTCAGCTGAGAAGTTTTTGTAGGAATAGACGCCATTGCTGCGCTGAGTTCCTGAATCTCAAGAGAAGTAGAACTTAAATAGCCAGAGTCATTCCAAAGCTGAGAGGTCTTTGTAGGAATCTTTGCATCTACTTCTGCTTTCAGGTAGTAGCTAGAAGGATCAAACTTAGCAGCATCAATAGCACTCTGAGCTGCTGCCTTTGCACTATTAGCTGCATTAGTCTCACTGAGTTTTGCATTAGAAGCACTTGTAGCTGCATTAGAAGCACTAGAAGAGGCTGCCGATGCACTATTAGCACTTGATAATGCACTTTGCTTTGCTGCGTTTGCACTAGAAGAAGCTGTAGCTACATAAGATGCACTGGACTCTGCACTAGACTGAGCAGCACTAGCGGAAGCAGCTGCATTACCAGCAAGCACCTTAGCTGCCTCAGCCCAAGTCTTAGAGGACTTACTATTAGTAGCCCCATCCGGACTCGTATCAGACGCAGCCCACTTCTTAGCAAGATCTGCACTATTGTTAGCTTCAGTAGCCTTCGTAGTAGTAGCGTCTCTTAAAGTGGTCATAGTGTTGACGTAAGAGTTCCCAGTAGTCACCAAACGAGTATTCTGGGTATCTCCTGTAGTAGTCAGTCGGGTATTCTGATTGTCTCCTGTAGCAGTTAAACGAGCATTCTGAGCATCCCCAGTAGCTACAATAGAGCTATTCTGTGCTGCACCTGTGCTTTTAAGCTGATTCAAGAGACTGTCCTGATTAGCTTTAATGTATCTAAGAGTTACAACATCTCCATCCTCAATAGGATCAAGAGCATTGATAATTCTTTTATACTGTCCATCCCAGCAATTAGGATTATCATATGCAGTAGACATCCCAGAATCAAAGACCTTATCAGCTGTTTCTTCCGCAAGATGCAAGAGCTGCACTTCCTGTAAAGACAAGTCAGCACTTCTAAGTACAGAAGCATCCTGCCACTCTACCAGAGGATCAGTAGTTGTCTCACGATAAATCTTAACAGAATGTCCAAGTGGAATACCTTTCACAAGTCGTACCTGTTTGTCTTCTACCGTATAATCCACACCCATAGTAAGTTCTGTGCTGTTGGTGTAAATGTCTTCTACCTTTACAAACTTCTTCCGTAAATAATCAAAAGGGAATGCATAGACAAGCTGACTAGCATTCCCTTCATAAATTACAGAAGCCTTTCTCTCTTTAGCCAAAGTTAAGCTCCTTTACTATTTAACATTCATGATTGAAGAAATATCAGAATTTGCATTGCCAGTGTTCCCAGAAGCAGCACCAATCTTATAGCGTCTCTTTCGTTCACGTTGTTTCTTCTCCTTATTCATTTCTTTCCGCTTCTTTACACCACTGGCATCTCTAATTTCAGATGCAAGAAGGGTCATGCCCCAGAATCCATTAAATGGCACAACCTTCAAAATATTTGCCATGTCTTCCTGCGACATTCCATCACCAACTGTAGAGTTGTAGACACTCCCCCCAATCCCCATGATTGGATTGATAGTAGAAGATACAGCTGGCATCTGGTCTACTGCACGACCTACAATAGAACCTGCTTTCATCTCTTTCCCTGCGCCGTATGCCTTAGAAGAGTTGTCTACTGTAGTACGCATCATAGGCGTACCAGTCAGAATCTCATAGATGTCTGAACCAAAGGAAGGGATAGAGCCAGTGATAGCTCCACGAGAGAAAGCAGCCCATGCAAGTCTACCCGGTGTCAGCTGTTTAGCAATGTACTCTTTTCTTCCTTCTGGATCGTTAGGATATTTCATCAACGCTCTAAGATACACTAACCCCATATAAGACATGCAGTTCGTTCCCATTGAAGCTAGTGCAGCCAGTGCATCATCCATCTGACGGGAAGACAAAGCTCTGAGTGTCTGGTCATTAACAGCACGAAGAGAATAATCTTTGAACTGAAACAACAGCTTAGTAAACCAGTTCTTTTCCTTCAAGAGAGGGGTATTCCCGATAGACATCTGCTGAATGCCACGTCTGCTGTAGTTTTCAAGCAGATTTCTAAATTCAAAGAAAGTCTGATGATCTTCTTTTCTCCATTTGTCAAAGACATCTGGATCAAATTTGCCACTATCAAGATATTTTTTGATGTGTGCTTTCAGTTTGTCTACATCCTGTACATGTGCTGCATCCAATAAATATTTGCTGAATGGATCACGAGTACTGGAAATCTTTTCTCCTCTAGCCCATTTGATAGCATCAATGAAGCCACTTTCCCTAGTCTGTCTAATCATCCAGTCGGTAAGTTTAGGAAGCTGATTTAGAGTAGATGTAACATTGGAGAATATCTTCATTGTCTCCTGTGCCTTATCAAGTCTCTTTCCCCAGACACTAGAATAACCAAGGGCGTCTCTAAAAGACCGTGCTTCATAATCAGAGTTCCTATCCCAGAATCTAGTATTCAGTTCTCTTCCATACAATCTTACCTGTGCTTCTTTTGCAAAATCTTCCAGTTCTTTTTCAGATGCAGAGAGCATAGCACGTCTCATCTGTCTAAGGATTGGAATGGACTTATACAAAACACGAGTTCCTGCGTATGCCATTGCAGAACCAAATTCACCAAGCTGTGCCATGAACATCTGTCCACCAACGTCTGCATAGGATTTAGTTCTGAACAATTCAGAGAAAGCATCCCAGAGAGTTTTAGGCTTTGTGTCTACATGTGTAGAGAGCAAGCGAGACATCCCTTCTGTCAAGGCATCTTTCTGTTCCTTTGCTGCTGACTTAGTAATCTTACCTGCTTTAATGCCTAATTCAAGCTGTTTTGCCACATCATCAAGCACACCAGTTTGTCTCCAATTTCCGATGGAATCAAAGACAGCCACTTCACCACAGACACGATCAATGTAGGAATTGATGATTCTGTCTGTATTCACATCACGAAGATGAGAATCAAATGAGAAATCAAGTGTTGTCCCTGCTTTGTTCGCAATAGGCATGCGTACTGTAGTATCCATAGGAAGTCTGGATTTCAAGAACTGAGGAATGCCTACACCATACTTACCACCAGAGAAGCATGTCTCACTGGCGTTCTGGTCAATAACACCCCTAGCCCAAGCCTTACATCTTTTATCAATCTCTTCCTCTACCATAGCCTTAGTGACCTTTTCAAGCTGCGGTTCTTCTGGAAAACCAGAAGTATCCATCTCCTTCTGCTTTCCTACTGTCTTTTGATAACCAGCATCTTTAAGAGCCTTTCCTTGCTTTGAGCGTTTGTTTGTCTCTCTAAGTTCTGGTTCAGAAACACGCCCACCAAACATTTTGTCTTCCCATTCTTTGTGAGCTTTGAGGTATCGTCTTTTTGCATCTGCTTCCATCTGCTTTCTGACAACATCCCTCTTACAAGCCATCTGAGCATATTCATACATCTTTTTCATGCATGTCTCAGTGTCACCATCCATGAAGTCTACAAGGCGTGTCAGCATCTCATTGTCTACTTTACGAGTAAATTCAAGATCAAGCGGTTTCCAGTCTTTATCAATATAACTCCCGTAACCACCACCACCATGAAACTGCGAATCTTCCTGCATCATGGTGAGACACCCTTCTCTGATCTTCTTGATTGTTTCTGCTGCTTTGATGACCTCAGGATCCCAAACCATTTCATTCGGAGACAACCCAGCTTTGTTTCCTGCATACTGTGCATTGAAACACTGCTGTACCTGTCTATCAAATTCCAGTCTATACTGCCCCTGAAATTTATAGAATTTATTTTTCTGCAACCAAGCATTTCTAGCATCATAATAATCATTTAGCATTGGTTTTACACGCTGCTGCAAATACTGCTTAATACGTTCACCGACAACAGGATTAGCTCGTGCTGCAATTCTTCCTCGTGTTGGTTCAAAGAGAAAGTCATTCAAGCTACGAACTGCAAGAAGTCTTGAATGACCAAGTACGCCATAGATTGTCTTAAACAGCCCACCTGCTTCCAGATGTTTCCCAAGCCGTGTAGGGAACCAGTGAGGTAATGAACGATGCATCCAGTCATCCACTTCTTTCTGCTCAGCATCCCAAACCATCTCAGCATGGAAGTTGACAGGACTGTCCTTATCAAAAGCAGTATCATAGATGTATGCTGTCCCATCGGGTGATACCTTGATAGGAGTGTCTCTATACTTCTGTTCATATGCAGAAGCCTTTACCCACTTCAATAGCGTGGCGTCTTTTGGCTTTTTGGTCTTAATTCCACGTAAAGCGTAGATATTTGCTCTTGCAAGACTGAGAACTCTACGTACTGTATAGTTGTGTAAATCCCAATTCTTATCTTCCAAAAGGTCATAGATGCTGGTACGGCTGTTTACATTTACTTTCTTATCTCTAAGAATCTCCTTGTAAGCAGAACCAATAACATCTCTTAGACCTGTTGTCATAGTGTGCATATCTCTTACTACATCAGCAAGGGCACGTTTAGACGCTACTCTATCTCCGATGATAACATACTGTCCTGTACCTGGAACTGTGAAAGCTGTTTGCCTATTAGTAATCTTGATACCGTGTTTAGTCGCAAAAGCTGTTGCCTGATTACTAGACAGAATAAAGCATCCTTTACCAACATCATTCAGCCCCATCTCTTTCATTTCCTTGACTTTGAGTTTCAGTCTACGTCTCATGGTGTCAATAGGTTTTGCTGCTTTTGCTTTGATACCTGAAGAAGGTACTGTCTCTTCCGTCACCTTGCCAGTCAGTTTCAGATTGTCTTTCTTGACTTTGTTCTCTTTTGCTTCTTTGCCAGACAACTTCATATCTTCTAGTTCCGTAGATTCACTGATCTGTTTCAGTTCTGTACCAACACGCTTCTTTAAGGTGTCTGTTGGTTTCATACCAAAAGCACCAGTAAGCATGTTGTCTTCACTACGGTTCAAGTGCCCATATACTTTTTGAAGAGTTTTAGATTTAGGTAATACTCCCTTAACAGTACGCATCGCATCAAACGCATTGCCAAGGATTGCTGCCTGTACCATGTACTGTGCATAGTTTGCTTCAAATCCCCCATACTTGTTAGACAACGCTCTGTCTAGCCCCATCATAGACGCACCTGTAGCTGCATTAGCTGCCATTCGCGCTACCTTAGATTTAGCAAACATAGAGAGTTTGTCTGCATTAGTACCAAACATTCTTGCAAGCTGTCCTACCATAGTATCAGCAGTAACGCCACCAAGATACTTAGCACCGATACCACCTGCCACTGATTTGATACCTTTTGCAATGAGCGCCCCCTCGCTAAGTCCTGTAGCCATGAGAGCAAGGTTCACTGGTTCAAGCATCCCACCAGCTAAAGAACCAGCAATGCCAGCAATGTTATATCCCTGCATATGTTCATCCTGTGCAAGACGAACTGCCCGATCATAATCCTGTTTCTTCATAGCAGCCAACATAAACAGGTGGTCTTGCGAATATGAATTAGTCAGTACAAAGTTCTGTGCAGTAGGGTCATTAGGCATCAGCTTCTTTACATAGTCAATTTCCTCATCACTGGGCGTATAAGGGGTACTAAACCCAGGTATAGACACACTTCCTCTGACAGCAGGGTTAATCCATGACCAAAGGTAACGAAGAGAAGACGTGACACCACTATCAAGAATTGCATCATCAGCAGCATCAACAAATCTGGAAATGGGGGCACGTTCTTCCATAGGAGCAGGAGCATCTGGGATATATTCATGACCATACCTAGAATGCCCCTGTCTATCTACAGGAATAGAGCCAACAGCAGTGATAGGAGAATATTCTTCACCAAGCATAGCTGCTGCATATGATGCTACTTCACGCCCATAATCTCCTATTGTCTTGCCATTAGCATCTGCTAACCCTTCATTATCTATATTGCCTTCGCCACCAAGCCATGCTCTACCTGCATGCTCCATATCATACCTAGACAGTAAATCCTCAGCCCAATATGCAGCCACGGCATCTTGTGTTTCTGGACTCCAATCTAATGAGCCATCCTCATTGAGCAATCCTGCTTTTTCAGAAAGTTCCTGATAAGTAGAGGGAAGAAACTGGTATCGTCCATATGCTCTCTGTCCGTCTTTATTTACAACGCCCTCAGCATAATAGGAATCTTCTCTGCTGTACGCCCCAGATTCAACACTTGCAATCCCTTCAAGGAACGCATGTAAATTATCCATCGTTACTCCTTTCTTTTAATCCTCTGGCATGTCCGTAGGGTTATATTCAGAAGTCATCTCTCCATCCACTTCATCCTCAGTAATCCAGTGATGTCTTTCTTCATACTGTTCCTGCTCTTCTGCTACAAGGTTATCCATTTCAGACACACCTGTATCTGGGTCTGGGGTAAGAAGTTCATTCACATATGCAGAAAATTCATCTGGAGAGAAATACTTCTGTTCCTGTGTACTGCTGTTCATAAACCCAAGAACATTAGTAGATGGATCATAGACAATATTCACACTTTCTGGGGAATCAAAAGAATACACCATATTCTTGATAGCCAGACGAGCTGATCTTCCCTTGTCTGTATAGTTATCCTGATCTACCCCTGTAAAGAAGTCTTTAGGAATAATACAGTCTAACCCCATTTCATGATAATCAAAGTATTGCCCTCTAATCTGGTCAGCTGCCTGTTTTACTGCTTCGTCTCCGTCCATACCATTGTAGATATAGACTTTTGCCAGATTTCTGATTTTTCCACGAAGGCTAGGATCATTGATACCATAGACACCATTGAAGATAAGTGAGCCATCTGCATTTGTTCCCATCGTCTCTATCTGCATTGCTGTGTTGTCTGCATTAGACATGGCATCATTAAGGCGTGTCTCCATAATGTCTTTTGTGTCTTCGTTATGCTCCTGCTGATACACATTTCCATAGAGCTGCATTGCCTTCTTCAACCCATCAAATCCCTCTTCAGAATGATAAGAAATCCCATCTTCTACCTGTGACAGGGAAGACAAGGCTGAAATGTCACGTAAAGTGCTACTATTAAATACAGAACCTGCCAGTGCTGGGTTTGCATGATAAATATCAAGAGCTGTCTGAATATTCTGCAATGCTGGCGTATCATACGTTGCTGTATCCCAATCAATATTCATCGCATCCATAAGAGAAGAGTTGACAGCAAAATTCAAACTATTCTTAAATGCTTTCATCTGAGGAGCAGTAAGAAGTTTGCCTTCCTGTCTGACACATTCATTCAGATCAATTTCTCCATTAGAAAATGAAGACAAAATTCCTTTCAAGAGTGTCTGACCTGCCCCAATGACTTCCTGCTCTGTCAGTGCTTTCTTAGATACACTCCCATCTGCATTCTGCACACTCTTCTGTAATGGTGCCGTGATAGGAGAACCACCACCATAAGAATTGCCTTTACATAAAGCACTAAACCATTGAGAAATGTTCTGCTGTGTTGCACTATCCAATACCACGGCAGCTGCTTTCCCTACTGCCCCAGAACGCCCAGAAGATCTTACTCTGCTCTGGTATTCAATCTCTCTCCGCTTATCTTCACGCATAGAGGTGAACATGCTCTTCTGTGCCATGACAGCAGCAATATGAGGATTGTCTTTCTTAATCTGCTCTACCTTTTTGTCAAACTCATCCAGAGATGTGCATTTCTGTAGCCCATCAACAATATCTGCCATGTACTTTTCTCTAAGGGCACCGTCCATAGCAATTCCAGAACCATGGAAATCTTCATAAGGCAGAAGTTCTTTCAGCTTCCACTCTCTTCCGTCCGCATCTATATAGGCGCGTGCTTCAAAGATTTTGTCTAAATCCTTACCACCATTGTTTGCAATACGTTCATCAACTGCCTTAGACATCATGGGAAGCATAGCATAGAAAGAACCACCAGAATCTTCATAATCAGTACATGCCTGTTCGATTTCTTCTATCTGTGTCTCAATAGGGGTCTGAGACACATGCTCTGCACTCATAATGTCTGACAGTTTGGCAGTAAAAGAAGCAGAGCGAATCGCTTCTCTATTCTTCCCTGCTTCTGCCATCTGTCTATTGATGTTATTCTGGGTGTAGGTGTCCATGTTTTCATAGAACCCAAGAGCAAAGAACTTAGAATCTCCATTGTGCTGAAAACTGGAAATAGGTTTGATACTTCCCAGAGCCGATGCACTGTTAGGAGCAGAATCCCCTGTGACCTGTGCGTCTTCATTAGCCTTTTCCCAGTCTTCTCCAATGTTGTATTCTCGTCTGTGTGCTTCTACATAATTCAACCATCTGGCTCTTTCGTCACCCTCAGACAGTACTTCACCCTCTTTAGCTACTACGTCCTGCTCATATCGGTTACGAATATCACGAATTGCATTTTCGCCACGATACTTATCCAGTGCAGCCATGGTATAGGGATTGTCTAACAGTTCTTTGTGATTAGAGTTAGCAAGCATCTGCTGAGAAGAAGTCAGAATCTTTCCTGCATTGTTCGGGTCATTCTTAATCACTTCTGCCATGAATTTGCCGTACTTTTCATCTCTAGCATCCTGTTGTGACATGTGACTAAGGATAGTGTCTCCCAGCACCCCAAGTGCTTTTGCAAGACTAGCTGCCTTAGATCCTGCTCCTGCTGTCGTACTTCCAGAAGGAACAATAAGCTGCTTCTGGTATGTATCTCGTACCTGAGGTGCAAACTGTCTCTGTGTACCTACGGCATTTGCTACATTTGTTGCCATTACTTCTGTCCCCCTGTCTTACGATTTATTTTTACATTCTGATATGCATCATATGTCTGCATTCCTGTTGCCAGCAAAGACAGGATATCTGCCTTCTTATTTGGTTTAGCCGCTTCTTTATAAGACGCCACTGTACGCTGTGTAGACTTCAATGTAGTCAGTTTGTTCAAATCAATCTCATTGCTCTTTCGTAAATAGTTATCCTGAATAGAAGCTATATTTCTAGCAGTATCTCCAACTGTACTCCGCATGATCTGGTCAGCTGTTCTACCACCGCCAGCCATGTCTTCATTTACTGCTGCCTGTACCTGTGAATTGAGCTGTAATGCATTCTGCTGAGTTTTCATGATAGAAGTAACAGCTTCATCATATGCATCTTGTCTTTCCTGTTCATAGTTCACCAGACTGCCATTCATCTGATAAATAGCATCATTTGCCTGTGCCTGATACGCCTGTGCATTAGCTATGTTCTGCTGTCTAAGCTGCAAACCTTTCAAGCCTATCGTTGCTGCTGCCATTCCTGCGAATCCACACATTACTTACTTTCATCTCCTTTTAACTCAAAAACAGAAAAATCATCGTCCAACTTTATCCATGTAGCACCAAGCCAATTCAGATACTCTACATGCGTTGTATTCTTTGTCCAAACTACATTTGTTAAGACACCATAGGCTTTCAGAAGTCTAGGCAGTAATTGTTTTGAGAAACGCAAGAAACTAAGTTTGTGTCTAGCATACTCGGGAGTAAAGCAGAGCCAAATCACGCCTTTTCCTCTGTATTTGTACAGACCACCAATCCCAACTGCCTTGTCTTTGTATGTAATCTTGTAAACTGGATGTTCATAATGTACTACGAGATCAACAATGCACATATCATACGAAGTACGGTTACTACTCATCATGATTTCTTTCTTGTCTTCTCTTCGTAGTGCATTACAAATATCCCAGATTTCTTTTGTTCCGATTGCTTTTATTTTCCAATCAGAATTACACTCTAGTAGCTCTCTTATAGTAAACACCTTCCCACCCTGCACCAATCAATGCTACAGGCATAGGAAGTTCTGTCTCTATACTGATAGAGCAATTAGAACTCAAAGACTGTACAGGGAACTTAAACTGTCCTGTCTCTAATGCTGTAAGTCCAATTTTGTTTCTACCAGAACCTAAAAGCCGTGCAGTCATTACATATTCATACGTTTCTTTGTCAAAACATTCAACAATGGCTTTGATATATCCACAATTCTCATAGTTCACCCAGAAATTCCTAAGCTGCAATCTTCCTTCTGTGTATGCAGTAACACCATTGTCATCCTGTTTACGAATCATAACCTCAGAGAACTTTGCCTTGAATTTATACAGTTCTCCTTCAATGAAACGACTGCCTACCCAGTTTCCTTGTAGCCAGACATACCTTCCATCTTCCATTTCTTCTGGTGTCCATTTTCGGAAAAAGCCTTTGCTGTCTACCAGTCCGTAAGACACACCTGCTTTCAGAGTGTCTCCATACATGGTTTTCATATCTACCTTAGTCCGTCCTTCAATATCATCATAAGCGTCTGAAGTAATGGCAGGTAAAACAACCTTTCTATCCATAAAGACACGATATGGTTCATATTCTTCATAGTCCTTCGTGTTATAAGTAAAGGAGACACTTTCAAGAGTAATCATCCCTTGTCTATCAAACACAAGGTACAATGTAGAATTGATAAATCCACCACCAAGAATACGGGCACCATTGAACTCCCAGTAAGACCAAGATGACTGTAATCTGCTATTATCTACAAACAAATATTTGTAAATATATACTTTTGATTCAGCCCCAAGAGTAAAGAACCCCAAAACATTCTCTGTATTGGAAGACACAATTTTATACACACCATTCGGAATAAAAGAAGGCACATGAGACGTTACATCCTGTGCATCTTTCAAATTGGTGGTGTCTTCAATCGTGAAATATTCTTTGATCGTAGTAAACTCTGCACGTTCTGTAGGAAAATAGACACGTCTTCCTGCTCCTACTGGACGCACATATGGATTGCAAGTAAACTCTGTGACTTCTGTGATAGAGCAATTCTTAGGAGACAATACGCCATCTGCTCTGAGTAAGAACTGTGTATCATTAGAGAAGAGAAGCAACTCTTCATCAAATGGAACAGCATGATAGAGGATAGATACACTGTTATGGGATACTGCTAAATCAATAGGATCAGTGTCCTGCATGTCTACTACAGAAGCGAACCAGAAATTAAAGAAAGACGCAGACCTAGACAGGATGACATTCTCTCCTGAAATAAGCCCAAGCCTGTTTCTGTAAAAGAAAATATCATTGATAGTTGCGCCAACGAAAGAAGGTTCTGGGTTAGAATCTTCATCACCTACATCTCTATCATCCCACTCCAAAGGTTTAAGGGTGAAAGACATGTCTGCATTTCTTACCAGTCCCTGAGGCATGGTAGAAGAATCAAGCGTAGTAGGTGTTTCTGGTCTTGCACATTCTGTCCAGAGCTGTGTGTCTCCGTCATATCTGACATAATAATCATCAGCTACATTCGTTGCCCCTTTTACCTGTACTGTAAATCCATCAGGAGCAGAACGTGGCAGATTGTTAAAGTTCTGTACAGCATGATAAATACCAAACATAGACATACCATTGTACCCATCTTTAATCTTAACGGTCTTAATGGTAGTCCCTGCTTTCTTTACATATAACCAGCTATCCCCAGTTTCTACTGTCCACCCATTGCTTTTTGCAGAAGTGGCAAGCTGTTCAGCAATCCAGTTTACGTCTACCTTCGTACTATCAGAAGCATTAGATCCATCCGGTGTCGTGTAAGTGGCAATCGTTACATCATTGATAATACAAGCATATGTTCTGCCATACTGCCCACTCTTAACATTAAAGAGTGCGCCCTGTGTGTCTTTCCATCTGCCAGAATCCCAGACCTTCCCTGTCATTGCTACTTTCTTTTTTGTATTAACAATAAAAGTATAGTCTGCAATGGTAATGCATTTAAGATACTTTCTGGGGTCTACACCACTAAGGTATGATGCAGATTTAGCATCAATGGTTACTTTGTATTCTTTGCCGTCTTCATCATAAATCTTACAGCTACCATTTCCATCAAAAATCATGATGTACTTTTCTTCTTCATCTCTCTTTACTACATGTACAAGAGGACGATAAGTAGAAGAGGGAGCAACAAATAAATTCTTGATATGCACTGTAGGTGCCCTCTTTTGAAGACCACCTACTTCTGTGCTATACCCATTGATCTGTTCTTCAAGCTGCTCTGGTAAACGAAGAATAGCTGGCTGCTGACTGATACCAGACACAATGTTTTTGATGGTCTGGCTGTATAAGTTTGTAGCCATTAGTTACCTCTTTCAAGAATTGTCTGCACACCAGTTACATTCAGCATATTGAAGTTATTAGAATCAAGTTCATATTCCATCAAAGCTGCCCATGCTTCCTGCTCATCTCTGAGAAGCTCTTCACCAAGGGAGCTGTCCCCTAAGTAGCGTGTCTGAAAAGTTGTAGCTGCCTTCGCTGTGATATAGCTTCTCATTGGATCTGGCATGTCTTCAAAATCCACAAGGAAAATAATTGTGCAATCAATACTATTGTTAAAAATATCTGTCTGTTCTTCCCAATCAAAAAGGTAATCCCCTTTTTTCGTGTACTTCTTATTGTCTGTACCAACAACGTACAGAAGATTAGACAACCATCTAATTTTGTGCGTAGAAGCATCGGGGTTCAACGTATAAGAATCAATTTTATTGAACGTCCATCCTTTACTCTGCACACGTCTATTTACGTTCCTAAGGATACGCAAGCAGTTAATGACATCTACATTTGTTGGATTCTCAATCGTGTTTACAGGAGATTCACCAATACTTGCAAGAATTTCATTGACTGCTTCCAGTTCTGTCAACGGAGTTAAAGTCATTGCTATTTATCCTTTCTAAACAAATCAAAATAAGGTATGGTGTCTCTTTAAGGACTTGAACCTTAAACCTTCTGGGCATGAACCAGACGCTCTAACCATTGAGCTAAAGAGACATGGTGGGAAGATATGCAGTTGCGTTGAGAGGAGGGTATCATGGCGTTCATGATTTTATATGCATATCTTCCCTATAAGAAAGGAGGAATCGAGAGGTGTGAGAATTGCACTCACAACAATAGGAAACCCGTAGATCAGTCCTACCCCATGGTAAGACCTATACCAAGTTCCCTTCCATATGTGCCTAGCCCTCTCATAAAGTGCCTGCCGTAGCAAGCACTAAATAGCCTAGTCCTCAGACATCGGCTGTTCGCTTCTTAGACTGTAGAAGAAATAGTACCCATGTAAGCAGCTTCTGGACGAAGACCACCATGTCCCATAGCATAAGACGCTACGAGCATGTCTGCCTGATATTCAGCACGCCGCGCACGTTCGATAGCAAGGTCTTTCAGTTTAACAGTACCTACTGCTGTACGATGTGCTGCAATAAAGACAGTGTTGTCTACATACTCAGTAGGGAACACATGACCAGCACCCTGAATTACACCGTCATTTACTGTTGCACCACCACGAGTAAGGTGGGGGGTTTCAATGATGTCAAATCCAGCAACACGAAGAACATTGCCTTCCGTGATTGTAGCTACTGCACCATAATCATGATTGATTGCGACCAGAGAAGCTACAAGAGCGTTCACGCCAGTCGGGGTCATGAATACATAACGGTCATTTGCTGGAACATAGTTTTCAGACATTTTGGTCTTAACATTGAGAAGCATTTCCACAAGTTTAAGCCCCATTTTCTGAGTAACACCAATGTCTTCTCCTGCAAGAGTACCTTTGAGGATTTCACCTTTACCAAGACCAGTAATGTTCTCTTTGTTCGCGACAACCATCTTTGCAATTTCTGCAAGTACGGCACCATCTGCTGCGTATGCAAGAGCTTCACCCATCTGACGGGAATATTCACCACGCACGTCAAAGTGAGACAGTGCTTCATCCAGATCAGAAATGAGCTGAGAAGTAGTCAGAAGACCATCAATCTGAATGATTTTCTCTTCGCCAGGAATGTTTTCACGCAGGTCATCCAGAGACTTACCAGATTTCAGATAAGCGGCTGTAGCACGACCAAATACAGGGAACTGTGCAGATTTACCGCTCGCAATGGATCGAACAATATGACGTCCATTGGTTACAGAAGCACGTTCAAATGCCGTGATGGTTTCTCCTGCAAATACTTTCAGATAGCGGGCAAGAGCATCAGTACCACCCTGATTAAGCCCTGGCTGTGCGATTGTTACGTCTGCCAAAATAAACTCTCCTTTACATTGAAAAATAGAAATGAATGAATATATGAAACAACAAAAAGACACACACCTGCTTAGATGTG